GTTTTTAGTAGCACCCTCGACGCCTGCGGCAAGGATAATCTGGCCAGCGTCTGCGGCGTCAAATTCCAAGCCCATAGACTGAGATCCAAAGTTAATAAAGCCTTTGAACTTTTCAGTTACGCCGGTTGCCAGCGGATTGGATTCAACTACCTGGACGTTTGGGCCATATTCGGGCAGGTCGATAACTTCGCCAACTTCTACAAAGGTAAGAGCTTCGTAGCCAGATTCGGTAAAGGTTGCGGGGTCTTCTGCTACAACTGAGAGTTTCGTACCAGTACTGGTAATTTTAGCCATGATGTTGCTCCAAATTTGGACGTTGCCGCTTCACAGCGGTATGCAGTTCTAGTATAGCACAAAAAAACCCGCTACGCAGCGGGCAGGTAAAACAGGGCGTCATCACGACGAGCCAATCAATAGTTTAACCTGTATATGGGATAGTGACAATAACCGATAGCCGATCAGCGTCGGGCTGTATCTCAAAGCTCCAGGGATTGCGCTGAACACGAACCAGGCCTGTAATTGTCGCGTTCTTTAGGAATGCCGCCTTAACCTCATCCGCTGCCCGGTTGACCGCAAGAATGCCGCGCCCCGGCCTGTCAAATACAGCGACCTGGAACAAGCCCTGCGGTACGGTTGCGTCTGTCGCAGCTAGTCCGTTATCAATTCCCGTGTTAGGCATTACCATAGGCTCTAGCCAGATGCCGGAGGCTGGTGGGGTAGCTGCGGACCCAGTAAGGCCCGGCATCAGGATAGGATAGCCAAGAGCGGCGGCTATGAGCTTGTCAAACAGTGCTGCGGCTATTGTGGTGTTAGTTGGTGTCATCCATCTACCCTCGTTTTGACTTTCTGCGCCGACCTATCAACAATCTGTTGCCAGTTTTGCGCGGCTGCTCTTAAAAATGAATATTTTGATTCCATATAGATGGCGTAGCTTGCAGCCCATCCAAATACAACGCGGTCTCCGATCACGGCTCGGTTAATTACAATGCTGATCGGCCCTTTTTTATACGGCGAATCGCCGTCGCCTGATGGAATTTTGTTAACTTCTGCCGCAAAGCTGTTACGCAAAAACGAGGTGTCCACTGGCATTTTCCCGCCTTTTTTCCTGGGCGTCTGCACCTCTTTTACAATTTCCTGTGCTGCCTCCCTAAACACTGCCTCAAGTCGCGCTTGAGACTGCGCGGCCCACTGGCTTACCGTTACATTAGCCATGCCAACCCCATTTTAAGCCCCTAGTTGCTGCATTATAGCAAAAACCCGCGCTAGGCGGGCAATGCAATTCTAGCCGTACCACTTTTCGACTTTTACAAACTCATCGGCAACTTCGCCGCAGTCCAGACTCCTCAGAAGATCGCATAGGATAAGGTCAGCCGTCATGTGGTCTTCTTCTGTCGTCAGATCTTCGGTGTAAACCTGAATGGATTTAAGCATTGAAATGGCTTCTTCTTTGCTCATTTCGATTTCCTTTTGATTGTGTAAAGCCTGCCGTTAATTACATACCCGGAGTTCATAACCCTGTGCAGGGTGGACGGGTCTACGCTTAACGCTGACGCTGCCCATGTTACGTTGCCATCGTGACGGGTGACTATGTACTCCCGGACTGGGGTTGCTTGTGTCATGCTTCTACCCACGTCTCTTCAACTGCACAATACTCAACCTCTACAAGTCCCTCTAAACAATTCCAGCCGCTGGCAAAGTCAACAGAACCAGTGGCATCATTCATGTAGACATCCTCATCGCTGGCAACAATGCTTCCGTGATCCACTTTTGCCACATAATCGCGGGCCTCGTCAATTGATGTGACACCGAATATTGGTAGAATCTGATCTGCTTGCTGTGTGTAAAATGCGGTCATTTCTAAATCCTTTCGTGGGGTTGGTGACTGGCCCCGAAGGGCCGCTGATTTTAGTTAAAAGCTGCCTGTGAAGCGATTACTTGCTTTGCCAGATCCGTGACAGCTTCTATTGCCTTGGCTTTTTTAGTCTTGCTGTTGAAGTCAAGGCCTAGAACGTATCCGAAAGTTTGGCCAGAAACTGTTACGCTTGCGTCGTTGGTTGAACCTTCGATAACACGGTAGAACTTCTGGATGCACTTTGTAATCTTGCCAGTGCTTTGCAGGTCAAAATACTCCCTGCTAATTCCTTCTTTTGCCCATGGAGCCGAGCCAACTATTTCAGTGGTTATTTCTGAGTTGCCGCAATCGTAAGTGGTGGCCATTTTCGCATTCCTTCTGTGTGGTTGGTGTTTCTTGATGACTCAACAATAACACACTGCCGCAGCATTGCAACACTATATTCACAAAAAAGCCCGCTAATTAGCAGGCCATTGTAAAGCGGCGATTTTCTAGCCAAAGCCTTCGATCCGGGCAACTCGTGCACCAAAGTCAATTTCAACAACCTGAATGCACCTGCACTGGATTGTCTCCGCTGCTGGGCCGCCTGGGTCGCCTGGGTACATTAGCTCAGATTTGCCCACTTCAAAAGGCTGATCGAAAGCCCGCTCTTGTCCGTCTGCTGCCGCGTGAGTTGGCCGTGTGCGAGCATCCCCGCTAGCGTCCCACTTTTTCGTGGTGTCGCCCTGCTCAACCTCGCCCAGATCAATGGCCTGCTCTATCGACTCAACCTGACCAGCCCGCAGCGCGTTGATTGACTCCGTGCGCGATATTACTTGGCCGCGATAGCGCAAGGTATTGTTCTGCATTTGGGTAATCGCAGCGTCTATCTGAGCGCTTGGCACCTGCGTTCCGTTACTTACTGCCCGGTTAAAAGCAGCATCGAAGCGCCGATCTCTAAGCTCGCGGGTAAGGTAATTAGGGTTTAAGTCTTGCAGCTCCTGCCGTGCATTAACAGACCACTGCGCCTGCTGTTCGGTCATCCCGATGAACCCGCCAGTCCTTTTGCGCGTCTGCCTGTTAACGCGGCCAACCAAGTCAAGGGCAGAGGTGCGCGGGTTTGTGCCCCTGGCAAGCGCGTCGGTTAGGACAGAGCGTACCATCGCCCGCTGCTCGTCAAAGACTTCAACAATCATTCGACTAGACATGTCAGCAAGCCAGCGCTCAGCCCTTGGCAATCTGATATTAAACCGCACGACAAGCGTCCCAGTTATTACAGGAACTGCGCCAACTTGCGCGGCACCTGTTAGCCCCCCTGTAATATAAGCCTGCCGTATAGCCTCCGTAACGCCTTGGAATGCAGACTCATCAAGCTGCAACAGGTCTATAACGCCGATAACATTGCCGACATTTAACAGATTAACGATTTCCTGAATTGTCACTTGGTCCCGAATTGATTGCACAGACTCACGAAAGGCGCGAACCACTGCGCGCTCTTGCTCTGCTTGGATCTTCTTTAAGTCAGCCATAGCGGCATCCGGTTATGTCTAGTCTGCACAGTATAGCAAAAGCCCGGCTACGACTTCAAAAAAACCCGCCAAGCTACAGTTGTGCCCGCTGCCGGTATAGGCTCTACCATGATCACCTGAAGCTGCCGACCGTCAATCGAGAAGCGGTCAGACTGCAAAGGATCAAAACCAAATACGGAACAAATCAACTCAAGGTCTTGCATGGATATAAAGCCGTCTTGAACGTACTTAGACGATACGCCTTTAACCGATGCCGTTACAGCGGTCACAACAGGCACACCTGGCGTTGGGTCGTATGAGGGGCCGGTCGCCTCGCCGTCGCGTATGTGGCTTATGGTTCCCTGCGCGTACTCGCTTAGCAGCTTGCTAGCTGTGTCTTGTAGGCGGGTATAGAAGGTCATATACGGTTCAGGCTAAAGGAAGCAATGCCACCTGATCCGGCGCGCATCAATGGCCGAATCAAGGCGCGTACCGCAGTGAAAAATGGCATGCTGCTACCGCCGCCCGGCTTCTCTGCATAGGTCACAGATAGAACGTCAACAGTCTCGGAAGTTACCGCGCCTTTGGCTCCCGGCGATAATGTAGGCTGCAAGGATTGGCTGTCTGCCTCGATTGCTAGCTGCGCCTGTGCGTCTTTCAAGGCTTGCGGTATCTGATCAACAGGGAAGTCCAGAGTGTAAAGCTTCACGCCCTTTCGCGGCCATGCCTGAGCCTGCCCGTCTACTGATCGTGTGCCTTGCCATTGGTCTTCCATGCCGTTGAGAAAGTCCATAGCCTTTATAAGCAGATGGGCTTTCGTGCCCGTTACGGTAATGCCTCTGG